AGGGCTTGAGTTTCAGCCTCTTCTGTTAAATTGACAACCTTTTCATTGAGTTCTTGTATTTCTTGAGCGGCTAAGCTCAACGGATCATCACTATAAGCAGGTGTAAGAAACAGCCAACCAAAGCCTAAAATGGCGGCTAATGACAATCTCCATAATTTAGTCCTAGTCAACTAATAACTCCTTGTTACAAATCTTATAACAAGTTAATTATATCATTGAGTTACTTAGCGTTATCTGTTTTGTAAAAGCCAGTACCTTTAAATTGAATACCAAATGTGCCGAACTGCTTAACCATTGCAGCGCCGCATTTGTCACAAAGTTCAGTCATTGTTGATTCGCTGATCGGCTTGTTAACTTCTTTAGTATGTTCACATATAACACACTTATAATCGTAGTTTGGCACATCTCTCCTTAAAATTTAATGAGCAGTTTAAACACATGCTCAGGTGTATCCCAAGGCGTAACTATTAGCCCGTGTCCACGAATGGCGGACAATGATATTATACCTTATTTAATTTTGATTGTCTTTGGCTTCTTATCTTCAGGGACAATTTTCTCAACTGTAACTGAAAGTAAACCATTTTTTAATTCAGCACCAGTGACTTCCATATACTCACCCAACGCAAATGTGCGGGTAAATTTACGTGCAGCAATTCCTTTATGAACTGCCTCACCAGTTTCTTCTGTAGCAACTTCTCCCTTAATTACAAGGGTTCCATTATCTACTGTTACATCTACATCCTTCTTGTCGAATCCTGCCAAAGCAAGATCAACACGGAAGATGTCATCTTCTACCTTTACAATATTGTAAGGTGGATATGACTGATGTGATGCTGTTGTATGTACTGAATTTAGGCGATCAACCATTCCGTTGAAGCCAATAAAAAAGGGATCCTTGAAAAGGTCCCATGTGTATGTTGTTACCATTTTATTCCTCCTTTAAGCGAATAAATTAATATGTGGGCCCCTAATGGCGACCCACATATATTATAGCAAATATTTATTTACTAGTAAATCTTCTTTTTCTTATCCTGCATTTTTTGTTCATCTGCAGTGGCCGCATAAAGAGCTCTTTGGTGTGCCTGTGCTCTACCCTTTGATGGGTGGCAACCCTTTAATTCACCCTTGTCATTTACAACAGCCCAGCCTTTGCATCCTGCTGCACCTTGTCTAATATCGTATGGCATTTTTTCTCCTAATCATTTGGCATTTCTGGCATCTCCATTGGAAGAATGCCCATCTCTTTTGCAATCTTATATCCTTCTGGACTAAGATTTATTGTTGCTTCTAAATTCTCATCATATTCAACCTGCATATGACCATCCATATACAACTCTAAAAGAGCTTTGTCTACATAATGCATATGGGCTTCCCATAATTCTGGAGCAGAGTCTTTAGCAGATTCATTTATAGCAAATATAAATTCACCGCTTTCATCTACACCAGCAATTTCCACAGCACCAATTTCAATATATCTTTCAAGCCTCTTGCTGTCTTCTTGGTCGTCCATAACTATATTATACCAATTCTATTTTGATTCCTGTTATAGGTCCTAATACAATGGCAATTAGCACATACTATATCGCACTTAGCCATTTCTTCAAGCCCTTTTTCTCTGCTGATACGTGAATATATTTCACTTACGCTGCCAGACTTTTCAAATTCTGGTTTATGGTCAAACTGCAGCATGTAGTGTGGATACTTTTCTCCGCAATCTATACAGCCAGAATCTTCTTTAATCTTCCACACTTCTCTTCGCCTACGTGCTTTTCCAAGATTACTTCTTTTTAAAGTTTTTTGATGCTGACCATCTCCAAGGTAATAGGCTATAGTTCCTTTTGAGCAATTTAAATCAGCCTGAATTTGTCTGTAAGACTTACCTTCGGCTCGTAATTTAAGAATACTTTCTTTTAGTGTCATAGGATACTATTGTAATGTACCATCTTCGTTTTTGTCAATGGTAGACTCTACGAGTTGTTGTACATATTCAGAAAAATGTTTTCTAATATTTCCTGGTGGGCGTGATCCTGATGCTCTCCATATTCTTTTATATTCTATTACATTAGAGAATGTAGTAGGGCATAGCATTTTGCCATCATATTCTTTTAATACCGTAGGAAGTGGTACATGTTTACCACAACATTTACACTCTTTAGCTTTATCTTGATATATGCTCATACTATTTCCATTCCCTCTATAACCTCAGACAACTCCCTTGGCATTCTTGGAGCTCTGATAACATTTAACCTTGTAGTATCTTTTTCTTCTTCTCTGTCCCACCTCATAGGATCATATGTATGTATATCTATTTCTTGGTTATTTTCTGGTCTAGTTCTACTTATAGCATTATAAATAGAACCGCAAACCGCATCAGCCAAGTCTTTAGATCCTTTTCGTGGATGGTCAACTCTATCTCTCATTATTTTTAGTTGAAGTAATTCATCTATTAAAAGCGGAATATGTGGTCCAGATAATCTTTCTTCAAGCACCACCATTGCCATGTCATCATAATGTTTTTTAGCAACAGACAATGTTTCCGTATTAATTCCATATGCTTTTAGCTGCTGCATCATATCATGAGAGTTCCATCTATCAAATGTACAAACTCTAATTTTAAAACCAGCAGTACGTAAAGACAATATGTAATCTTTTACTTCTGTAAAATCAACTGACTTTTCTGCAGTTGGCGTCCAATATCTAACTGCATCAACCTCTACTATTGGAGCTGGTTGAGAATAAGTATCAGTTACCTTTATATTGACCCACTTCTGTACGTGTGCCATGGCAACAGCACAATGGTCATGTTTTTGTGCTAAGTCTACGTGCAAGAAATACTCTTTGTCTGGATCTGGTGCAAACCATGGCTCAAGCCTTCCAAAAGAATCTACAGCTAGGGCCATATTGCTAAATGACTTTTCTATCTTTTCACGAGATTTAAAGAAGGCATCTATTGCTTCTGGTGGCATACATGCAAAACGACTAAGTGCATCTGGCATATTTTTATAAAACTCAATTTTAAAATCTTCAATTTTCTTTGTCGGATTTACATCCCATGTTGGCCTCTTAAGAGCAAATACCTTTGGAATGTTATAAGATACGATATGGTCTTCTTCCCACTCAACAAGAATTTCATTTCCCTGTGTTCCATCTGGCAGATCCTCATCCATTTTTAGAATTTTGCTCTTTACAATAGTTTCTTTTTCTGCAACTACAGAGTCATAAAACTTTTGAATAGGATCATTTTTAAAGCGTGGAAACGATAGCAAAATAATCTTTCCGTAATCTGGAAAACGGGATATAACAGATCCACGATACATATCATAAATAGCATCAGCAGTTTTAGCTTGGTCGTGCCCTGTTGTATTTTCCGTGGCAAAGCCTGAGATTTCGTCTAGGATTACGGCAATAACGTTATAACCTTCGAATGCTTCACGCTCTGAGTGTCCAGAGTATACATTTACATTTTTATTAAATCTAATTTCAGACGCCTTTGGATCGTACTTTCCAATAAACCATGGGCTTCTCTCAATACGAGTCTTAAATCCTTTAAAGAAAACATTGTTTGCCTGTTGTGCGTTAACAGCAATATTAATAATATCAATTGTATCTCCAGGTGGCTTGCCATAATACGTAGCAGGATCTTTCAAACATAATAGAAGATATACCATATATGATACAGATATTGTTGATGTGTAATCTTTGCCAGAACCTTTACCCAATTGTGCAATAATTTCAGTACAGGTTTGTTTGTATCTACGAGTTCCTTCTTCTTCACCAAATAGTTTTATTAGTGTAGATTCTTTATATATCTGAGAACCTTTTTCAATTAATGTATATTGATATTCAGAAAGTGGTGGTAGGCCAAGATAGTCTGGACTTGTTACAAATGTGCGTAAGTCGACTGGTCTTTCTTCAAATTCTTCTCCGTCGAGTATATCAATAAGATCATTGAAATTAAGATCCACTAGATTCCTCTGTATCGATTACAACTGGCTCAACAATTCCAGTTATTTGAGATAGACGCTTTGCTACCTCTAACTTACACTTAGGACATGTGGCTGTTACTTCTTTTAGAATTTTAACAAGAATATCTTGCTTCCGCTCAGTTTCCGCCAACTGGGTTGCAAGTTCTGCGTTGTCCAGCAAACCTACCTCTTGGAGCATGCCTATACGCTTGCCTTCAATATCTGCAATTAGTTTTAATGCCGTTGCTTTAATGTTTAATTGCCCAGCTTGGTCTGCGTCCTCTACGGTCTTCCAGGCCTCTTTAATGAGCATGGCATAGTGTTGGTCTGCTCCAGAGATGGCCTCCTTAGCCCTCTCACGAGCCCCAGAATCGCTTCTGACGACCTGTTTCCACTCTTCTATATACTCTAACACTTCTGCACGTTTAAAACCCGTTACAGTGGCAATCTGGGTAGGAGTATTACCCTTGAGTAATTCCTCTACTACCTTATTCATTCGATCAAAATGATCAGCTAATTCAATGTCCATATATATACATTATAATCCTAGTCGACTAAAAAATCAACTAGATTTTTGCTTGGCAATCTTTAATAAGACTAGATATCCAATTAAATCGTCAATATCATTATCCCCTGGATAATCTGTACCCTTCATGAGTCTATTTAATTTATCATCAATACGGACATGAAGTTGTTCTCTAGGTCCCGCCTTTGAAAATATACGAACAGGGTCAAGGGCTGAATTACCATAAGCAATATTCTTTTTGACCAACATGTGTGCAATTTCATGGCAGGTTTCTAATATTTCTTTTCCTGCTTCTGTTCCCACCGTTAGCAAGTATAAATCTTCACATCTAAATTGATCCACATCTGGGAATACTGGCTCAAGCATTATCCATCTCCTTATATAACTGTTTAAGTCCTCTTAAGGTTCCGATATCCATATATCGTCCGCCTGGTCTTACTGCTCTAATATTAGATCTTTCATCAATCCAATCCTGGATTTGTTTTCCTGGATGGTCTAATTTATGATCAATGTATCTTATCATATTCTTTCGGAATAGCATAGTGCCCCACATATCTTTATAGTCACAATCTGGTACTTTATCTTTAGATGCATTTACTCTGCCATCAGAACTAACTAAAACTTGACCAACTCTTCCTTTTAATTCTTCTGTACATTCCCAAATACCTAGAACTAGATCTGCTGTATTTTCTTTAAATAATTCTTTATAAATATTTCCTGGAGCATCTAAAATATATGTATCTGGCATACCTACAAGGACAGTATCGTTGTAGTCACCTATCATAAACTTAATTGCATCTGACATGGTTGATGGCTCTTTAACCATAATCTTAGCATTCATATCCATATTCTGGACAATTGGAATCCACTCAGCTCTTGTTGAAATACGAACTTCATCACAAACTTCAAGCATTTGTTCTACGTGCCATTGAAGTAATGATCTTTCATCTGATATAGGTAAGCAAAATTTAGGGATTCCTCCTACTCTTGATGCCCTACCTGATGCTGGCAATACGCCTATCGTAGCCATTCTTGATCCCTTCTTCTAGACAATGACCATGGATTGGAAATTTCAAAGTTACTGTTTCTTTTATGCTCATAATATTCTTTATTTTTAACAAATGTCTCGTGGTTTCTATTTTTTAACTTATCATCACTATTTATTGTCTGGCTGCCTACTGCTGGAGCAGTTTGAATAGAGGTAGATTTTATTGTATTCTCTGGGCAAAATCTAGCAACTCTTTCATGAAAGTCGTTATCTTCAAAATAAATTGGATAGAAATATTCGTCAAATAAACCAACTTTATCTACTACATTTTCTCCTACAGAAAAACATCCATAAGCATCATTAGTAAGAATTAATTTATCTGATCCGCTTTCTTTATCTATTTCCTCTAAAGAATTTTCTCCCCAAACTGTATCTGCCGATGCAAATAACCAATATTTGGCATGAGGAAAACATTTAATTCCTAAATTCCATGATGCAGATAAACCTAAATTAGTTGGCATATTTAAAACCTTAACATTTTTATCTGTTTTAAAATCACCGCCATTATCAATAATTAATATATTATCAATAGGATAATTGATTGAATCTAGCATAGACTCAAGCAAATCGTATCTATTTAATATTGGAACAATTAAAACAGGTACACTCATTTTACTAGTCCGTTGTCCTTTAATGCACGATATATGGTCATAGTTGTTACGCCACATTCTTTTGCTATTTCTTCCATCGTCTTCTTTTGCACAACATAACGACGGTAAAGCCACTCTTTACTTTTATATAGTTTCATCGTTCCGTTAACACTTTATTAGAATAATGTGCTATGCCGAATGCATCTGCCACATCAAAATCATCTAACTCTAAATTATATTTACTATTAAA